ATAAAGTTAAATCAAAGTGTTGCGGAATTAAGGTATTAAAGAAATTTGATATATTCAATAACATTATTGCCCTCGAACTTCCTATATCTGGATATGATACAGAAAAAGAAATCGTAATTCAGACTATTAACTCTCTTTTTCATGAATTTATAGCTGATTCTACAAACAAATGATTATATACCCAATTATTATATTTATTGTAACTGTACAAGAATATAGGGAAAAGAGTGGTTGTATTATTCAACAGTTTTCTCTATACTTCCGCATTCAGAACGTTCAATTTCTACTTATTTGATACCAAGATAATCCCAAAAAGAAAGTCTACCTTTTACATTCTCAATAGGACTTTCAAAAAGTATTGGATTAGCTAATACCCAGTTATAAACTTCTTTTTCAGCCCAGATGGAAGAATGATTCTGTACACAATCCACTATCTCAATGCTACCGATAATGGAGCCTGTACAAAAACTAAAATCTTTCCACTCTTTGTTTTCCGGTAATGCCAATAACTGCTCATTGGTAAGTATTGAATCATAGAAATTATCGTAATTCAAAGGTTTACCGCTTGCATGAATCAGTACCCTCTGCCCTAAATATTTCTTAGGACACGGCCAAGTACGGTTCTCAATGTCTTTAATACCGTGGACTATCAAAGAGGCCCACGGTTGTTTTATTGTTATTGCTTTCATTTTTATTAGTTTTACGCAAATTGCTTTAAATAATAATCGCATCTAAATCCCTTACGAGGCGAAAAGTCTACAAAGTCAAATGACTTAAACAGCCACATTTTATTTGCCCACCTTGCAAGGTCTAACTCATATTGTTTAGGCTTTCTTTTATTCGTGAAATCCCGGTAGGGTTGAACAAACGGAGTAATACCTAAACTCCTCAATGTGTTAAGCCGAAACAAATCCTGCTCAATGGTAGAATTGAAGCCGACCAAGACATAGCAAGTAATCTTATAAGGCTTCACATACTTGATCATTTCTTTCAGCCGATCAGTCAAATCTATTTGAGGTAAATCCCAAGCAATGTGAATATTCTGTTTCATCTTTAGTTTATTCAACCAATACGCCTGTTCTTCGTCCATTATGCGAACATCTACGCCATGTAACTTTATAGGTTGTCTAGTTTTCAAAAGATAGCTTACGGCATTTTTCCATTCCGGGTTCGCAAAAAAGTTGTTGTCTAACACTTCAATCCACTTTCCTTTCGGGTTCAACCCCACCGGCTCAACGGTCTGAATGTATCCCTCTTTCTCACGAACGAGGCAGAACGGGCATTTCCGAATACATCCCCTGCTAAAAAACTGTATGGAAAAAGGATATTGGGGATAAATGGAGTAGTCCATCAATGAACTGTTCTCCACTGCTTCAGGAAGTCTGCTTGCAATTTTATACCCGGTACCACCTTTTTCGATTACATCAGCCTGCAATGTCAGATAGTTGAAATCCGGAGTGAAAGTAAACACTTTGCTTGCCATCACCTTGTCGTATCTGCTGAAAGGTGTAGCCCATTCTACTTGATCTCCTTTCGTTTTATGATATGCAGAGGCACGCATAAGAGCGAAATTTGGAAAGTTATGACCATCAACGTCAATTAATCCGATGTTCATTACTTCATTGTTATACGTTAAACTTCTATCTCAAACTGCTCACTTTTTGCCGATGGCATACATTCAAGAATGGAAGAACCTACTGAAACGTAATAAACACCATCTTTTTCAAGTGGGAGCCAATGGAAATAGCGTCCTGTTTCTTCGTGCATTACCGGAATCCCCAATTTATTAAGAGGTCTACCATCTATACCTCGAAATTTTCTACACCATTTATCAATAAATTCTCGACCCTCCTTCTTTCGTTTATTGATTTTCCAACACAGATGCTTCTTATCATCATTATTCGGAATCAGTTTTTCAGGAACAAACTCCTTATTTTCAAAACCGATAAGTGTATAAAACCACTCGGCAGTGAAGCCAAACGCCCAAACATAACCGATACTATCTGGTCTTGAACCACAATATTCCTGAATCATATCTTTAGCTTCATCTTGTTCACGCAAAAGCCGTTCATTCATTTGTTTCAGTAGCTTCTCAAGCTCTGAACCTTGTTTTGCTATTATTTTCATATACTATTCTGTTTTGAGAGTTATTTACTGACGATAGTATCATACATTTCTTTGGCAGTCCAAAATCTATAATCATCTGATATATCCGTTATTCGCTTATCTGAACCTTTGCAAAGTCGAATTATTCTTCGAGCAAACTCTTTCCGTTTCCGGCTTTTTCTTGTACGCTGTAAAAGCGAACGATAAGCGAGTATAAGCCAATAGTCGCAAACATGCTCTTTATCTTTCAATCGTATGTACTTAATCTTCATGTAGCTTGTACTTTTCATTAAACATCGAATCCACTTCTTGAAACTGTTTTGTAAAGCGGTTCTCTTTATATTTTCTCGGTGAAGCACACCCCACTATCAAAGTGAGAAGAGTGTATATTAATATCATTTTCTTCATTACTAGTTTTGAATTACTTTTTTATTACAACTGCCATAGTGCTAACAGTCGTTCCACTTTCCTTGAATTCACCTGCTCCGATTTCAAAAACTTCTCCATGAACTTCTTCCAACCATTCCCGGAAGTCAACACATTTCTTTTCAGACGCGAATTTCCAATGCTGACTGGTAATAGCTGCAAGAATTCCACCTTCTTCCAAGCGTTCATACATAAGTCTTACATGGTCAATATCCTGATTACCGGAAAACGGAGGATTAGCAATAATTTTAGTGTAATGTCCTACACTGTCTTTCGTAAAATCTTCATCAAGCAATATTACGTTATCAAGTGTATGAAGAAACTCCCTGTTTTCTGGCATCAGTTCATAGCATTCAACTGTTACTGACGGGCACGACCGGTGAATCGCTTTTATCAGAGCACCACGTCCGGCACTTGGTTCAAGTACGGTATCTGTTTCGTGAATTCCACCGGCAAGCATTACCAGCCAGTCTGCAATATCAGCAGGTGTTTCAAAGAACTGAAAATCTTTTTGCAAATCGCATCGCTTACCTTCTTTCAAGATGGAGAACACACGTTCCGGATTAAAAGGAAATGTGAATCCCTGTATCTTACCTCCCTGCCATGAGCCGCCAGCTTCTTCTATCCATTTCTTTGCTTCAGCATAGGATTTCTTATTGAATTGTACTTTCGGAAGTTTGAGAACACTATCCTCAAGAGTACAATGTTTCAGTATTTCTTCCACATTCCATTTCTTACCTTCATCAGCCTGCTTCTTCTTTTCATCATCTGGAGCGTCTGGCGCTAACAGCGAAGATATTTTCGCAATAACCATATTACTCGCATCCATGAAAGTATTAACACAGGAAAGCGCTTCCATAAGAAATTCAGTATCAACATATCCGGCAGCGTCATAAACATCTATGCCTTCAGTCATATCCGACAATTCATTGAGCTGGGCTACACTACCACGTAACGTTTTTATTAAAGTCTCTTTGTTGTTCATCATAACTTTTTTGTAAATAAATTCTTGTTGTATCTACACTACCATGACCAAGAAGGTCTGCTAATTGAATTACATCTTTGGTTTTCTTCAGGAACATTTTAGCAAAGAAGTGCCGGAAGGCGTGAGCGTGCATTTTTTTCGAATCAATACCACAATGTTTACCCCATACTTTCAGATGCTGTGAAAGACCTCTTTGAGTCAACGGCCCGAATCTCCCAACAGCAAGAGTACCGGACTTGCCTGTCTCCTTTATATAGTCCTTCACTTCCCTCTGCAATTGCTTTTGGAAAAAGAAACGCCGATACTTGTTCCCTTTCCCTTTCAAAACAACTTCGCCGGCCGCTATATCCTCCCACGTGAATTGCTGAAACTCCGAGAGCCGAGCTCCTGTAGTACCCAATACCTTAATGAAGAAATAGTAATCCTTGTTGAGTTTTGTTTTCAGATACTCCAGTAACCTATTATATTCCTCTTCTGTCGGCACATTGTTTACATCCAACTTGCGTTTCATTCTAGGTCGTTTCAGTTCAATAGGTTTCTTCACCCATTTGGAGAACTTCTCAATGGCTGTAATACGTAATCGAATGGTAGCTGGAGAAAGTTTTTCCTCTTCAAGGCTTTTTATAAATCGTCTGCAATTATCCATATTTAGTTCATTGGCGTATTCAAAATATTTTCTCAACGAGGTATAATAGACATCAATTGTGTGAGAGGAATAATCATTGTTATCAGTCAACCATATTATAAAATCATTAAGCAGTTTCTTATTCTTCTCTGAAATAACCTCAAGTTTCTCCAAAGGCTTTACAGCCTTTTCCCGTCGGCCATATCCGATTTTAAGATAAGACAATAAATCACAAACAGCCTCACACATAAACGAATGGCGCACCATAGCATCAGCATTTTTATGTTTATATTTATAATAACCATGACGATTGATTTCTTCGGAATTTTCAAGAAAATCAGTCACATATTTGATGTATTTCCCGATGCTATCATAGCTCCTACCCGTCGTATACAGGTAGGATATGTAATCTACCAATATTTGTTTTCGTTTATCATCCATTTTTTTGATTTGAGAGTTAATACTTCATCCCGTGCATCTTTTCACGGAGTTCGTTATACTTCATTTTCTGCTCGATGTGCCAAAGCAGGTTTATATCTAAGTGCTTGGCAAGCCCGAAGATAGATAGTATCATATCATTCACGGCTGTAGGAAAATCAAATATTCCGTCATACCTAACAGGAAGTGTAGAGATGGAATAGATTGATTCGGTAAAAGTTTCGCCTTTACAGGCTTCTGCCATATCTTCAATACAGTCATCAATATCTCCATTGGCAAGTTCAAGGTTTATTCCTCGAAGTCCTGCAAGATCAAGCAAGCGGATAACAGCATCAGCTAATTCTTCTTCGATTGAACCTTTAATGGTTTCGTTATATGCAACTTCGTAACCGCGCTCTTTGGGAATGTCAGAATCCAATCCTTGACAAATGCGGCTGTTAGCAATCTTCTTATTATACCGATCAACATTAGCACGCCTTCCTTTTCTATCTGCTTCCACAGCTTCCATCAGTTCAGAAATCACAAGGCAAAGAAAATGATTGTTACTTAGCTCTTGATCGTGAAACCCATGTTCACAAGCTGTTTTATATGCTTTGTCTCTTAATTCATTTAAATTCATTTTACTCATCCTTGTAATGCTTAAATATATCTATCCAATTCCTTTTCTAATAATTCTCCATCTATTTCAGGAAACAGCCTCAGAACTAAATCCAAAGATTTACAATAATTGTTACTGTATTCTTCAGTATCCATTAATCGAAGTACCATAGAACAAAAGATACTTTTTGTGTCTCTTAATTCGCCTTTCATCAGCAACTTTGATAGTTCGATAATTTGACTAGCAGGATTATGAAATTTTCCGTTTATATATTGAAAAATTATTCTTCCTTCAAATTGGCATATTTCACAATCTAATTCACAATCAATGTACTCTATTTTACTATCTATGAATTCACAATAAACACATTCAGTATTAGAAGCAAATAAAATTGCAAAATCATAGATATCATCACTATTACCTACAATTATTGAAGTAGATTCAAGAGTTTCCGAAACACCATTATTCCACTTTGCATCTTCAATCAGTTCCCTCACATATTCTTGAACTCTTGTGATGTTCTGCTCTATTAAATCTTTTTTACTCATAATTTCAATTCAATTAAGTTCGATTATTTTTTTGCAATATTCTCCCAAAAAGCAACGCCTTCAGGAGTACCATTAAAAGGGAATGAAATAGCTAGAAACCGATGAAAACAGCAATCAACATCTAACAAATTGTTCATCCGCTCTTCATTTGTCATTGAGAAGTCAGGACACTCAATATTAAATGTCTCATTTGCTCTTTCTGTATTATATTTCCATTGATTGAAAATACCTAGTCTTTCTAATTTTTCTATTTTTTCATTCCTCTTCATGTTGATTGACTTTTAATGCTTTACGTCTACAAAGGTAATCTTTATTGACAAGTTTGGCAAACAGAATCTTCGCCATTTTAACGCCATTTTACTCGGTCTTTTTCTTCAACAATTCAAGTATTATTCTCTCACTCTCTCTTAATCCATCAAGATAGCCTTTTGCATGTTCACCGGCATTATACACTATAAAAGAGAGGATCAACAAAAACAGTCCGAGCGAACGATGCCAGTATGGAAGTTGGGCTGTGAACGGCTTGATTGTTATAGATAAGTGTCCTACATATAGCAGGAACACAAACAAAATCACACATGAAATAATTGTTGTTTTCATATTAATCTGTAAATAAATTAAGTTGAGTTGTAAACTCGGGTTTATAAATTCTAAATTTACGGTTAAAGAAAGTCTCAAAGGCTGTTACAATTTCAGAGATGGTATTATCAGCAATTCCTAATAATTTATCATCGGCAACTATAAGAGATAAAGCCTTGTCAAGAGTCATTTTCTTCTCAATAAACAGGGAATACACCAAATATCTACGGGTATATTCCCCAGCCTCGAGTGACTCAACTTCTTCAGGAGTGGCCTTTCTCTTGTACAATACTTTATACCAATGTGTTTCAGCAGTACGAGCACGCTTTTGTCTCGGTAACAAGTCATAAAACACGGCAATTTCATTCTTTTGGATACACTTATGTTTTTTACGAACACCATACATCACATAAGGAGTGTTCCAATCAGGATGAGTCTTTCGATATTCAAGCTCCAGCTCTCGATCAATAAGATCTTGCTCAAAGTCTTGTTTCATTAACCATTCCTCGAACCAAGCAGCAAGTGCTTCTTCTCGATCATAATAATCTTTTCCATTTATACATAAGGGAATCATAATAACTATTTTTGTTGCATTTCACGTTTAAATCTTTCCTCTAAATCAAAAATGGTTTCTCCACTATTACGCCGATAGGGTCTATCGGTATTTAACTGAAGTTCTTTCAGCTTTTTCCAATACCATGGAAGGTACAAATACATATTCTTCAACTCCTTCAAGTTCTTATTTCCACAACACCAGCAACTCACACGATCAAGTAGCTCATATAGCCTTACTCCATCCTCATGCCAAACAAAGCCTTTTGTGTAACAGTACTGGAGTGCATCTGCTTCAGTAATGCCCCAATCACGAAGTGGTAAAACCCGATTTGGTCGTTTTTCCTTTTCAAAGCGATGGGTCTCATCGGCAGCAATACCGACATAATCAATTCCGTCTTTTGTGTGAGCTTTCAATGCACGAAGTTTTTCACTCGTTCCCCACCGGCATGTTCCCCCACACCAACTATATCCTTTTTTATGGATAATATTGGTCCCTCTTTTCTTAACCGGCCTTTCAAACATTGTCCAAAGAAAAGGTTGCTCCGGATGCAGTTCTGTATATTTAATGCCAAGTTTTTTAAGAATTGGAAGAACAGCATCACGAGTGTTATAGATTGCCTGAAATTCCATACCTGTATCATAGAAAACGACTTCATCCAACTGATATCCTTTATCTATTAGCATGAAAAGCATTGCCAAGGAATCCTTTCCAAAGCTGACTGAAGCATAATATTTCATACAAAAAATTTAATAGACAAGTCACTTTTTCTTCTTTGCCCTCTGATTATTAATCTGTGACATACACATACGGCACCAGGAAGTCAACAAATGATATTCCTTACCTTTTCTCACCACTATACGATTGTAGAACCGGTTCAAGTAGAAGTAATTTCCGCAATGGGTACATTTTTTCATTTCACGTCCTGAATCATCTATAATCCGATTACGCGGCTTACGACGAATTAGAGTACAACTTTTACACTTCTCATCAGTTTCGCGGTGCCGCCGGCAATGTGATAAGGATTTTGCTCCACATTTAGCAAACACCTTACAATCTCTACGAGGTATTGATTGACACACATTCATGGCTTCCTCGCATTCAAGAATTTATTTACTACACGAGAAAGTACATCCTCATTCTCCGGCATCAGCCATTCTTTTGCAACGTTCCAAGCAATACTCATAGCAGGATTGAAGTTATCCTTCCTGACTGTGTGATGAGACAAACGTCCTTCAGTGGGCTTCAAACCCTTATCATGTAAGATACACAGTCCATTCTCGAAAAAAGCACAATACTCCTTACCAGCAACGGGCTGAATCATCGGAATAGCAATATTAATAACCCCTAAGAATATACCAGCAGCCCAGTTCGTCAGCGCTAACCTGTCGGCATAACCTGCATCAATAATTCGTTCAATATCATCAGGAGTACCTAAACATAGCGTATGACATTGTTGTTTACAAACACTGCATGAGCATTGTACAGGTACACGACCTGAAGCCCTCATTACCCTTTGTAATGAGGTTTCTTTTGATAATTCTCTCATAGTAAATTATTTGAGATACTACAAATTATTAAACATCGCCCCACAGCTTTACTGCAAGGTCATAATTTTTTTTAGCCTCTTTTACTGCTTTATTGGCATAAGCCATAGCGTATGTATGCTCGCGTCGGTACTTACCGGACTTCAATCCTTCGTGATATTCTTTTGCTTGTTCCAACTTATGTTCGTAGAAATCTATACTTTCCGGCATGGACAAGTTTATCGTATTAGCCCTTTTTTCCCAATACTTCGCAACTCTTTCATGTTCGGCAGCCTTATCGCTAAACTCAACGCTTTTCCCCATATTGTTCCACGCATCATCTATCGCTTTTCTGTGTCGCTTCTCGCTATGATGTCCCACTTTGATAGGCTCACCTAGAGAAAGAAAATCCTTATCTTTATTGGACTTGTTGTAATATTCACAGCTTTTCTGTACAGCAGATGTAGCCCATTCATGACGACGTTCAGCTCTTTGTTTGGCCCACTCTTGCACATTAAAGCCATCAGCCCGTACGATTGAGTAGTAATAGAATCCATCACGTTCGTAAATGAGGTTGAAAACAATACATTCATTTTCTTTTCCATACTTGGTGGTAACTTCAATAGTTTCACCTTTTTCGTGCTTCTCATCACACTTTGCCAAAAATACATTTGGCGCAAATTTGTAATACGTGTTCATTTTTTTAATTAAATTGGTTTGACTTATATGAAAAATGATGAAACCACAGCTACTTAGCCGTGGTTTCATCATTAAAAAACTTTGGTTGACTGGGTTGAACCAAATCATCGAATAAACCAGGAACACGAGGTTGTAACGCCTTGTATTCTTCCTGAAAGAATTCTTCTTTGGTTCTCCCATGTTTTTTACCCTTTCGTGTATGTACATCGAAAGTGTAATCTGGAATAGGAATAGGGTAACGCCTGACATCATTTATCCACTTTTCTATATCAATATCCTTTCTATCATAGATGAAGTTTTGCAAATGATCCGCATCACGATTCTTTCTACATTCACAAAGGAGAATAACAGCTTTACTGACAAATATCCTCCCTTTGGGTTCAGTAGCAGTCTTGTTTACCAGCTCATGTCCCTGCCACAATGCTTCTATCTCTTTAGTAATGATTCCATAGCAATCTTCAGCACTAATGGTAAACAGACGCTTCCACACATAGTCGCGGTACCCACTCGCCCAAAGTTCCAATGCAAAAAAGCCGGCTACCCCGGTGTCGGCTCGCCTAATGGCTTTCTGCATTGCAGAACTCACCTCAAAGAAATCATATCCGCAAACTGTTCTTATAATCATAATTCTAATTTAATGGTTTGACTTTTAGTTTATTACATCAGTAAAATTAGCTAAAAAAGGCGAATATGACAAACAGAATGGACGCCATTTAAACGCCTTTTTTACAGACTATTAGAATTTGAATTTGCATGATATATTATATTGAACGAGCTGCTTTGTTTTGTCTTTCCCATTAGTGGTTGCACTCTTTAGCAAAATACTATCACCAAAATTCTTTTTGATAAAGAGGATAGATTTACGTTCCTCTTCCTGATTCCTTATAGAAGCAAGCCCACCAGCGTTTACAAAAGTGTTCTTTTGCTCAAAATTATACCGCAAATCGGTTAAAACCTTACGTTCTTTGTACTTCATGTAACAAGAAATCCAAAAATCTTCCTTCAAACGTATTTCCTCATTCCACCAAGTGTTTTTGTTATAGATTACTCCATAACTGCAACCGGTTATCATTTTCGAAAGAGAAAGAAAAGCGGATTCATCATACATTACCGGCGATATCCGAGCGGTGAAGCCAAACAGATGTACATCCATCATACTGGCCATCTCAAATAATGACTGAATGATATTGGTTATCTTATCTTTATCCTTTATCCGGCTAGGTTCTCCTTTTTCCACATAAATAGGTTTGCAGGCATGGACATCATCATCAAGCATGAAAAGTTCTCCAAAATGCTTTGCCATCCAGTTACGTTTCGGGATGAGGCCCATAACGTCGTCAGGATGAGTAACAATTTCACATTCCGGGTTAAATTGTTGATATAAGTCAGCTTGACTTTCAGCAACGCAAATGATAGGATCGTTCACCAACTTTTTAGCGAACACCCGGTCATGGCGTTTATGACTTGGTATTACTATCTTGCAGGGCATGGCGAACGTCTTTTATATCAATTACATTGGATTTACTTATTTTCCCGGTTTTGTACGACTTCATGTGCTGCATGTCCAGCCTTTCACGAAGCCAGTTGCTATCTACCTCATTACTTGAGGTGATGATAAACAACTCATGTTTTTCGTCATACTTTGGAATGAGAGGATAAATGGCTGTATCATCCGTGATGGCATCGAAGCGCTCTTTAAATTCATCCTCTTTCTTCTCCGGGGCAAATTCGATGCCCCAATCTTGGAGTTCCGCCTTATTCCACTCGTTTTCCATAACGTCCAAATCATTCTCACCAAAATTGACATTATCTTTAGTGGCATATTCCCTCAACTTCTTAACGGGGGTATCAGGTGCCAGAATTTTACAAGGCAGTTCTTTATAACCTAACTCCTTGCAAGCTCGCAAACGTAAATTACCACAAACAACAATATATCTGCCATCATTGTAGGGAAAAACTATAAGTTCTCGAAGCTCAAGCATCTCTGGCGAATCCTGAATGCTTTTCTTCATCGCTTCAAAGCGGTAATCACGAAAAAAACGTGGATTTTTCGGCAATCCCGTGAGCTGCCCCTTATTAAAATCAAGTAGGCAGACTTGAATAATCTCTGTCATAACTAACTATATTAAAATCAACAACACAAAATCAACAACACAAACAGTCAGTAACAACACCTAATCATTTTTTCTATCATCGAACTCTATCTTATCTTTGATAAGCCGTTCAATGTCCTCACAACCAAATCTTTTTAAATAGGCAACAAGGTAAATTATCATCTCGGCTGCCAATTCTTCATCTTCCGAATATTTAGGAAGATTATCACTCCTATATTTAGAAGCAATATCGAATTTTCTCCAAACGGCTTCAATTCTTATGCTAAACGCTTTTCTTGAGCTATGCTCATTCATCTTAAAGCGTTTCCTCATGATATTCAAGCATCTCTGGGCAAACCTATTCAATGTTATCATATCGATCGGGTTAAATTGTTAGACTATGAATAATCTCACACGATTCTATTAGGTTGGCCTCTGATGCGAAACCAATGAACATATTCTTTATCTATCAGCATACTATTATTTATTTTGAGGGGTCTGTTGTATCTAAATATTTCCTGTACTCTAATTCTGTCTTAGCAAGATTGATTACGGTATTAACCCCTTGGAAAACTTGTTTTGCTTGGCTCACTTTACTAGGATCTTCTTTCACATCCTTAATTTGTTGAAGAACCAAATTCCTCAAATCTTGTAAAATGGTAGGGTTCACTGTAGACACCTTATTCAACCGTTCATTAGCCAACACAACAACTGTATTTGTTATCGACCGGAAACGGTTCAACTTGGAAGCCAAATCAAACATACTAAATACCAATACTTTGCCATTATTCAAGTATATCTCAACTTCGGTACCATCATCACCGGTACCGTCACAGTAATTGAGAATTACAACTTCTTCATTCTGATAAAGGAATGGTTTATTAACTCAAGTTTCGGATTTAGACTTCAAGCCGTTTGAGCATAC